CTCGACTTCCATACGATCAATCTCAAGTTTCTGTGCCTCTAACATAGCATCAGCTTGGTCTTTCTTAGATTTTAAGTCCAATTCACGCTGTTTTAGGCCAATATCGGCCTGATCTTTAGCCTGTTTGCGCTGTACTTCCTGCGCTTTGACCTGCATTTCAGCCTGTTTAAGCTGCAAGATCGGGTCTTGGGCCTGCTGCTGTGCTTGTTTTTGTGCTGCTTGTTGCTGATGAGCCTGTGTGAGCTGCGTACCAGCGTCCGCAACAACGCGAGATAGTTGAATTTCGATCTCTTCTGGTAGCTCCTCGCCCGGTTTTGGTAGCGGTGCGCCCAGTTTCTCTTCGATCTGTTGACGGTACTGGAACCCAAGATGCTCCGCTAAGTGTGCTTGTAGAGCCGCCATAATCTGCTTGGCTTGTGGGTTCTGCCCAATCATCTGTGCAACCATTGGGTCCTGCATAAATGACTGGTGCGCCGTGATGTGTGCTTGGTGGTCCTGATAGATAAACGCCTTCATCGGAGAACCCTTTAGAGCGTCCATATTCTCGCTCACTGGGTCTTTCGGCTTAGCATCTTCCTCTATTGGCACCAGCTTGTCAGCGTTTTTGATACCCAACACGTCAATCATTTGACGGTGTAGCTGCGGCAAATCGTAAATCTGGGGGGCTTGCTGTGCCATCTGCAGTACAGCTTGGTACTGAACCACACGTTGCGCCATAGTTGACGAGTTGGGATCACTTACAGGGATCACGTCTACCAGCATATAGTCTGCACGGCGTGCGCTAACTTCCCCACGATGCGGTTGGTAGGCATATTCCGCAGGAGCGTGCTCAGCTATAATAGCTTTGAGCAACTTAAACTCCTGCTTCATGGAATAGTGAACTCTTGATTGCACCGCAGCCATAGGCTTTAAGGTACGTTCTAGTAATGCAAGAGTCGTGCCAACTGGCGCATTTGCAGACATGTCTGAGATATTCATGTCCGAGATAGCGCCTAGCCTACGTCCTTCCTGTGTAATCTGATTCAGTAAGGCGAGAAGGGTCTGGCTAGGTTCTTTATACGGTAGCGGCATGATGTTATCACGGATGCTACCTGACGGTACGTCTACGTCTTTCCATTCACCGGGTTCAATCGGCGTATCATCACCCTTGATACGGAGTCCACGGGACTTCAGCCCTCCCGGGAGGTTGGAGAGCGTACCAGCGTCTACTAGCTGACGTATCAAGGATGTGCCCGCCTTTGCATATCCACCGATGATATGAATAAGGCCGAGGCCGTAAAAGCCAAATCCGGGCACGTACGGATAATGGACGAAGTGTTGTCTCTTGAGTGCTAGGGGATCAGATTCTTCGTAGTTCCGACGGATCGCTAACACTTCGCCCGACCCACGCTCAATGGTAACGACATATGGCTTTGCGATGTCATCTTCATCATCAATACCATCAATGACCAATTCAGCGTGGATTTCGTACACAAAATAGCGGTTGTCATCGGTTAGTGAAAACCCATTCTCTTCCGCTTTTTTCTCCTCGATGTCGCTATGGAACTGCTGTGGTTCGCCTAAGTCTACCTCACGATAGAACCCTGCGGCCTGCAGTTTACGCAACTCGTTCTTTGTCTTACGCATACAGTGCGTAACACGTTCTGCTGTCTCTATGTTAGACGCACCGTATGGCACAATGACGTCTTCGGCAGGAATATAGATAGCCACCTGCCGCCCGAGGTTCGGGTCATAGTACACCTTCTTAAACGCTGACCCAGCCAATCCAAGGCTGTACAGCATCCGTTCATGCTCTGAGCGGTACTCGACCATACGCTCAGTCAATTCGTAGTTCATGTCCGCTTTTACGCGCTGTGCGGCCTCAATCTTCTCCTTAGTCTCATCACCAAGGACTTTGACCTTCACAGGACCAGCGGCGGGGAATGTTTCAGACATAGCTTCGGCTTGGAACCGTATAGCTGCTTCTGCTAACACGTTAGAGTAAACACCACACGCGCCTTCCCACGGGTCTGCACGTTCTTCGTATTTGAACCCAAGCACATCCAAGCCTTTGACGTAGGCATCTGTCCATTCTTGGCGGCTCTGTACGTCAGCTTCAATCAACCCAGTCAAATCACTGGACAAGATATTTAATTGCGTATCATCAAGCATTTCAGCAAGATTCGCATCAAAATCGGCAAGGCTGGCAATATTGGCGTCAGGAATAAGAGTAATCTCCATAGAGCCATCAGACAGGGTAACTGCTTCGGGGTCTACGACCTCGATTTCAAGATCAATATCCTGATCTTCCATGTCTTCGATTTCGTCTAGCCCTTCAGGAGCCTCGTATAATCCTTTTTCGATAGCCATAGCTTACCCCTTAATAATACCCACCACGTTTTCCTTTGAAGAAACGTGGATCATCTGGCTCGTCAGTAGGAAGACGAATAAAGCCCCCTTGTCTGAAACGTATGAGGGCCATGACAGTCGCGTCTACAAGGTCATCATGACTCATAAACGGGAATCCGGCAACCTCTTCCACTACTTCTTCAGCCCAACGAGTTTCTGGAACCCAGACCATACCTGACGCAACAATGTCTGCAACGGAGTTAAGACGCGCTGTTTTATCACCTGTGCCCCTGTGAGGAGTAAACTCTTGCACTGGGAGGCCCATTCGCCGCATTTCTTGATATAACGCTGTGCCTGCACTTTTCTTCTCCACGATAAACGAATCAGGCTCCCAATCGGAGTATTCTTCCATCGCTCGATCTTTAAGCTCTGGAAACTCCATACGCTCTTTTATGCTATTAAGCAATATAATATTGTACGCGTTGGTCTCTTCTTCCAAGAAAACACCCCACGTGGTAAGAGCTGTAAAGTCTGCACGGTTGTGCTTCTCGGCTGCGGCGTCAAGCGACATGATAATATATTCACACATCGGCGGCGTGTCTTTTTTCCACACCTGCCACCACTCACGCTTGATGATAGCCGCTTCTTCTGCGGTAGGTTGCTGTTGATACTGCGCATTCCACTGGAACAGAGGCATCGAAGCCTTCGTACGTGCCAGTGCATCCATGTCAAAGAACTCAGGCCAGAGGGGTTTCTCCATCTGCTTGCCCGTCTTCTTGTTCGGTATTGTTAAAATAGCTGGAAATTCTACAATTTCGTACTGGTCAGCCAGATCATTCTGTGTCATATCCCTTGTCACGCGCCCTGTCAGGTCGTCGAGATGCCATCGGGTTTGAATTATGGCTACTCTACCTCCCGGCATGAGGCGCGTACGAGCACCAAACGTGAACCACTCGTAAGCCTTCTCAAACACATCAAAGTTGCCGTTAATCACGTCCTGTTCTGAGTGTGGGTCGTCCACAAGCAGCAGATCAGCACCACGACCAGCTAGGGCTGACCCGATACCACAGGCGTAGTATTCACCGCCAACGTTAGTGTTCCATCGTCCTGCTGACTTACTATCCTGTGCCAGTGCAGTGGTAGGAAATATCGACTTATACTCATCCGTAGCAATCAAGTTACGAACTTTACGCCCAAAATCCACAGCTAAATCGGTGGTGTGAGACACCATCATGACCTTTTTTGTGGGGTTCCGCCCCAAGAACCATGCAGGGAACATGATAGACACTAGCTGGGATTTACCGTGGCGGGGCGGAATATTGACGCAAATACGATCTTTGTCACCACGCTCAATCGCCATCAACATATCAGCGAGAATCCTATGGTGCTTCCCGACGATGTAGTCAGGCTGCATGTATTTGCAAAATTCTATCAGGTCGTCATACGCACGCTTTGTGTTGCTGCGTTTGTTTAACTCATCGACCATACGGTCTATCTCAGCGACCTCTTCGGGGCTGAACAAGTCCAGATTGGCAAGCATTGTCTCAATTTCGGCTTCTGTGAAATCAAGTTGCTTATTCATCGGCACCCAACTCCGCATCTACATCGACTTCGGCGTCGATAATCTCGGCTTCTTCGACTTCTTGGGGTGGATTTACCAACTTTGCAAGCTTTTCTCGCAGCTTATCCTTCAGATCGTCGGTAGTTTGGTGCGTTATTGTGACCTCAGACTTCTCAGTGAACAGGCCAACGTCGGAAATCTTGCCCAAAAGCTCTAATGCACGCATCCTGACACGCGGATCAGGGTTTTCGCTCTCAAGAACCAGCTTATTTGTAACAAGATGACGTAGCTGCAAAGCCGAATCCACTATGGAGTGGTTAAATTCCTTAACAATACCTGCCGCCATTTGGATTGACGCAGGGGTCAAGGTCGCCGCTCGCTTTGTGGTTACCATTTTCTTGGTTTTTTCGGGGTCTTGGGCGTGTGCATCGAGCAATGTAGCCGCTACATCCTCATCATCTGCACGTGGTGTGGTGTCGAGACCATGCTTTTCAAGCTCCTCAACCGTTTTAGCCAAAGCATCTAGGCGATCAGGCAGCTCCATTAGCTTCTGTTCGTCTTGCACGGGTATTCCGATTTCAGGTTCAACTTGTAGTGTCATGGTTTCGCAGGTTTTAAGGCCGAATATGCTCATAACATAATACATATATAATTTTTTATCAACTAGGGGTGTCTGGGTCCCATAAGGGGGGCCTTCCCTGTGTAGAGGGGGGTGGGGTCGGTGAAACGAAAAAATTGGTCATTATTCGTGTAAATTAAACATGTATAGGAATGCGTGGAGTCCCAGACTGACAAGCGGGGGGTGGGGGTAGGGTATGCTTTACAGATAGTAGAACATGCCAAGCGCTGTCATATAATGGTGTAACATGTTAGATAGTGGCAGGATTCACCTTGTTAGGGATTCCCTAACATGCCATTAATTGGTCATCGGCAAGCAAATAAGACCGATATTAACCTATGTCATGAAAGGAATATATTATGACAAACTCTATCTTTAACGATGATCTTGTAAACGCACACGTTGCATACGGCAAAGCAAACACTGCGTTTGAACGCAATGCCACTAAGTTCTTTGACACACTGGATAGCCATGGCATCCCATGGACACACTACGTGTCGCCTAAGACTGAAGGCACTGCCTCGGTCGAATGGTTTGACGCAGCCAAAGAAAACTTGGCAATCGGTCGCTTAAACAAGGCAGAATACAAACTGTACACTGCCGATACACGCAGCCTGAACGCAGCGCAGAAAGACGCCAAGCGCGCGTTGGTTCAGAAAGTTGGATCGCTTATGAAAGACGTCAAGAACGCTCTGAAGCGCCGCCAAGAACAGCCAACGTCCAACGCCAAAGGCAAGGCGCGTGCACCAAAGGCACCCGCTGAAAAGTTGAACGCCCAGTTCGAAAGCATTGTCAAAACAATCCAAGGCAATGACGATTGGAAGTTTGACGCTGCCGACATGATCGCTGCGATCCAGAAACTTGCGAAACAAGTTTAATCACCAACAGGTGTTAGGGAATTTCCCTAACACCGCCAACCAAAGAAAGAATGACAATGAAACATATTATCCATCCCACTATCAAGTTAATGGCACAATGGCCTGATGACAAATTCGAACGCTTCAAACCATACCTACGCCGCGAACTAAAAGGCGAACACTATTCCGAACTAATCAACATGCGCACCGCGCTTAAACAAGAGCACCAAATAAATATGGCGCATGTCAACTTCACTCTGGCAGAGTGGTTAGGCTACGAAGACAACGACATCGACGAATGGTCATAACACATTACCCCGAGGCTTTATGCTTCGGGGTTTTGATACCAGTTATTAGAGTAGCTTCGCGCGACACCACAAAACAAAGCACACCGATGCC